GAAATTGATGAGGTTGCAATTTGGAACAGTGCTTTAAGTTCAACAGCAGTAACAGAAATTTATAATAGTGGTGTTCCTAACGATTTAGATGAGTTAACTAATGCTTCAGACCCTACAGTTTGGTATCGTATGGGTGAATAATGGCAGATTAAAAATGATTAATTAAAAAAAAATATGGCTACAGAATTTATATCTAATAGTTGGTTAATGCCAACCAACGCAAATGCAGAAGCAAATAGAGTGTCAAACTATTCTTTGGATTTTGATTCAGCAAGTAGTCAATATGTAAATGTTGGTTCAATATCTTCTTTGCAAAATGCAACAGAATATTCCATTTCTTCTTGGTTTAAAACACCTTTAAATAATTTGTATCAAGTTATTTATTCTTGGTTTGACGGAGCTGATGGTTATCTTCAATTACTGTTAGTGAATGATGGTTCATTTGTTGTTTATAATTATAGAACAAGTAATGCATACGGCATAAGTGCAACGGGTGTAGTTTCTGCTGATGTTTGGTATAATGCAACAGTTGTTTTTGATGGAAGTGGTGCAGCTAACGCGGATAGATTAAAATTATATATCAATGATACTTTAATTACTCTTACTTACACAGGTACTATTCCAACACAAACGGGAACAATGCTGAGTTCAACAATGTGGTTAGGAGCAAGTAATAGCTCTAATTTTTGGGGGTTAGAAGGCAAACTAACAGAGGTATCAATATTTGACTACGCACTTTCAGCATCACAAGTAACAGAACTATACGGAACAGGTTCAGCTATTGGAAACCCTATGGCAATAACAAACGGGAGAAAACCTATATATTATGCACCTTTAGGTAATTCAGCTTTTAACGGAGAGTTTTTAGTACCTAACGGAGCAGAACAAGATTTTGTATTTGATTATGTTTCAAGTAGCTCTCAGTTTATAACATTAGCTTCATCAAGTACAGCAATAACTGACTGGACACAACCTTATACAATTTCAATGTGGGTTAATTATACAACTTCTTTAAGTTTTGATTTGATGGCTACATTTGGAGTTGAAACAGGTTCAGCAGCAACATCAAGATATATTATGATAGGAGGAAGTTCAGGATATTTATTTACAGGTGTAGGCGATACTGATGGTGGTTCTACTAATATACATTTTAATATTGGTTCTAATCTTAATGATGGTAATTGGCATCATTTAGTTTATGTAGGTGACGGAACTTCAGGTGATTTTCCAACCGTTTATATAGACGGTGTTGTTGAAGCGTATTCAGGAGGAACTACAAACTTATTTAATAGTTCAACTTATTTAAATGTCATAGGAACTGGAAGCACTGCTTCAGGGAGATATTTTAATGGTAAAATGTCAAACTGTGCTATATTTTCAGGAGCATTACCAGCAACAGGCACAGAGTCAGTAGCTTCTTTATATAACTACGGAACACCGCCTAATATTGCTTCTTATAGTGGTTTACAAGCTTGGTGGGAGTTAGACGCTTCAGCAACGTTTGACGGTTCAAATTGGAGTATTCCAGATGCATCAAGTAATTCTAACACAGGCACATCTTCAGGGATGACTGCTGCAAACCTTGTGCAAAGTGATTTAATTATAAACGCACCTTATGACCCTTTTTCACTTTTATTCGATGGAATAGACGAATCAATAAGCATTGGTAATGTTTGGAGTGGATTGATAGGTTCTTATACTTGGTCACCTTTTACTATTTCTTTTTGGTACAAAGGAACAAATCCAATAGTTGGAGCAACTCACACAAAGGGTTTATTTAGTTTTAAAGGAACTCAACAAATCGGTTTTTATGATGGTTATGCTGGGGCAGCAAACGTAAGATTGTATTTAAATTTTTCAGGAAGTTATAGTAATTATTGGATAGTTGGCTCAAATGGCACAAGAGATTTGTTTGATGATAATTGGCATAATGTAGTAATTGTTTTCCCTTCAGGAAGTAATGATGGAGTTGACCCAGCTTCAAGTACTTTATATATAGATAATCAATTAATTACAAAATCAAGTTCAGGAGGTATAACAGCACCAGCGGTTGGTTACACTTGGAATCAATTTAACATAATGGATGCAGATTGGGCTAATTTAGGAGGTCAATTAAGTAATCTTGTTTTATGGGGTAATGACCAAACTTCTGAAATATCAAATATTTACAACAACGGAACTCCTGCAAGTTCATACACTAACACACCAGACGGTTGGTGGAGATTAGGAGCAGTAAATACTTTTTATAACTCAACAACTACAGAATTTACAGTTTTAGATGAGGTAGGAACAAATAATGGAACTTCAGTAAATATGGAACAAAGCGATTTAGTTTCAGGAGTAGGAGCAACAGGTTCAGGAACATCTTCAGGTATGGGAAGCGGTGAAAATCGTATTGGCTCAGCTCCCTTTTCTGAAAATAATGCCGTATCTTACAATCTTAGCGTAACCGCTAAATCAACATCAACACCAACATAAATATTAAAATAAAATAAAATGGCAACATACATAGTAATAGAATTAACAGAAACAAGCAAAGTTGACTTTTCACAAGTTAATCAAACATCTGCACAGACAATGCGTAGAAACTTAGCAAACACACAAGGGTTGCTTTCATACATTACAGAACCAAGTTATGTAACAAGTGGAGCATTGCCAATTGTAGGTGATAAAATGAACCACGAAGAAGCACTAATATTAATGAGTAGTTCGGATTGGTCTGAGCCAATGCCTGAAGAATAATAATGAATAAAAATAATAACATAGTAATGGAAGACCACAGTTTGATAATGATAATAAGCACCTTAGTTGGAGCATTAGGTATCAAAGAGATATGGAACATCGTTAAAAAACGAATGGACATTAGTGCAGCAAAGGATGAACGTGTTGATGGTCTTTCATTAAAAGTTATTGAAGAATTAAAAGATAAAATTTCAGCATTAGAACTTAAAATAGATGTATTAATAACAGAGAATACAGAACTAAGAGTAAAGGTTGCTAAGATGGAAGAAAGATTGATTCAGAACGCTAAGAAATCAGCATCAAGAAGAAAAAAACCAAATGAGTAAATACTACCAACATAGTTCTGAAAATTATGAATATTATTATACTTACGTAGAAACTAAAAAACAAAGTTATGAGAGCAGTAAATAAAATTGTAATACATTGTAGTGCAACTCCAGAAGGTAGAAATGTTAGTGCAGCAACAATTGATGGTTGGCATAGAAAAAGAGGTTTTAACCAAATCGGATATCATTACGTGATCGGTTTAGATGGTAAAATTGAAGCTGGAAGGCCTGTTAATATTATGGGCGCACACGTTGGTGGCGGTGGTAATAGAGCATCAATTGGTATAGCTTATATTGGTGGTATGGATAAAGCTTTTAAAAAGGCAAAAGATACACGTACAGAGGCACAAAAAGCAGCACTAATAAAGATTATTAAAATATTAAAGAATATCTATCCTGAAGCATCTATACACGGTCACAGAGATTACAGCAAAGACAAAGACGGTGATGGAGTTGAAGCACACGAATTTATGAAGATGTGTCCGTGTTTTAATGCAGAAGTAGAGTACTTAGAATTTCAACCAAAAAGCTTTAAACCAAAAAGCAAGAAAGCAAGAGATATAAAAAAAGAAATAAAAAAAGATTCAAATGAATAATAAAGTAAAAAACATCATAACTAACATTTTAGGCATTGCATTATTTATTTATAATGTTTATATGTATTATTACAATGGTGAAACCTTAGTTAGCTTTTTAAGCATATTAGCAGTTTCATTAGCATTGTTTTTATTTAAAGGAACTGAAACAAAAGAATGGTTAAGAAAGGCATTATCCAAGTTTTCATCTTAATTTTATTAATTGGCTGCACACCTCAAAAGCGATTAAACAGGTTAGTTAGAAATCATCCACATTTAAGCAAAATAGATACTATTAAAATCATAGATACTATTATAGTGCCTAACTATAGTTATGATACAATAGAAACAGTAACCTACCACGACACGACTATTATAGTAAACAATGACAGAATTGAAGCCAGATATTATTTCGACACATTACGGCAAGAAATATACCACGAAATCACGTGTAAAAACGACACAATTATTAAAGATAGATATATACCTTTTGAAACGATCACTATTCAAGAACAAACGCTTTGGAAGAAATACGGATCAATGGCTATCGTAGGAATATTAGTTTTAATTGGTTTAAAAATCGGTAAAAAACTTGGTATATTATGAAACCTAATAAAATTGAAAAAGGCAGAAAGGAAGCAAGATACAGGTTAAAACCAGATGAAGTTGAAATTATAAGCGAATACAGAAGAATTAAAGAAGAATCAAAAATTGAAGGTTTAAATCCAAATGATGTTCATTCTGGTTGGATTAAATCAAAGAAATCATCATTATATTTTAAGAATAGTTCATTTAAAACTGAAAATCTAAAACAGTTTAAAAAAGATTTAATTAAAGATTTACAGGAATATGCACCTGAATTTGAAAAGGTTAAAAAACCAAAAGTACACGATGGTCATTGTTTGTTAATATCACCAGCAGATATTCATATAGGTAAGCTTTGCAAATCATTTGTTACAGGTGAGGAATACAATAAACAAACCGCAGTAATAAGAACTTTAGAAGGTGTTAAAGGTTGCTTAGAAAAAAGCAAAGGTTTCAATATAGACAAAATTATCTTAATAATTGGCAATGATGCAATGCATATTGATACTCCAAATGGTAGCAATAAAACTACAAGCGGAACGGTACAGGATGTGGACGGAATGTTTTTTGAGCATTTTCATATTGCAAAAAGATTATATATTAATATTATTGAATCTTTGTTGGAATTTTATCCAGATATACATATAATTTATAATTCTTCTAACCACGACTACTTGACAGGTTTTTGCTTATCTGATGTTATAGCTACTTATTTTAAGAATAACAAGAACATTACTTTTGATATTAGTTTGCATCATAGAAAGTATTATAAATGGCATAATAATCTAATTGGATCAACGCACGGACACGGAGCAAAGTGGGATTTACTACCATTATTAATGGCTGATGAATCAAAAGATTGGAGCAGCACCAAGTATAGGTATATGTTCACGCATCACGTTCACCATAAAGTAGGTAAAGATTACGTTGGTTGCAGTTTAGAATCTTTCCGTAGTCCATCACCAGCAGATACTTGGCATTCTCGTCAAGGTTACACCTCATCTAATAACCAAGCCATAGAAAGTTTTATATTTTCTAAAAACAATGGTCAAGTAGCACGACTCACCCATCTATTCTAAAGTTTTTTAAAAAAAAGTTATAGTAAAATGTAATTTGTATTGTATTTATATATATATTTACAACATAAAACAATTAAACTATGAAAAAAATACTATTACAATCACTAACATTAATCGGAGCAATCTATGTTGCTTATCATTTTATAATACTAATCATTTTAAATATAGCTTAACTATGGAACAGAATAAAACAATATACGTACACGAATCGCATACGCTATGGAGCGACAATGGCGAAGTTTATTTAGCTTGTGATAATGGCACAGTAGTTTTTAATGCTGATACATTATTTAATGACATTGCTAACTTAGCTGCCTTAGCACTTAAAGAAAGAAAGAAACAAGAATTATACGTTCTTGAAGAATTAACTAAAATAAAATAAACAATGGTAAGAACATTTTACATACCTGAAGATAAAAGAGAAACAATGATGAAGTTTGTAGAATTAGCTGAAAAAAATGGAGTAAGCTATTCTAAACTAATTTGTAAATATATGGAAGATTACATTAACACTAAAAACTAAAACTATGGAAGTAACAACAACTAAACAAGTATTTCAACTACAAGATGGTCACACAGATGTTGAAGTAAGTATTGAAAAGAAAGAAGGCCAGCCAACAATTGTGCAGTTCACAAGCTTTGAAACTAACCACCATTTGATCGTTGAAACTGGTGAGTTTATGGAACTCTACAACATTATTAATAAAGTAAAGGAGATGATATGAGTTTAAATCATTATATGACATATTTCGAAGAGTGGAAAAGGTTTGATACTACTATAGAATTAAATGAAGAATTAAGATCTTTAGTAGTTCGGATTAATTATAATAAAACCTTATTATGTTCTGATACTTGGACACCAAGCAAAAAAGATATTGTAATTCATAAACTACGTTTTAATGAATATTTAAAATTATTTAATGAGTTAGATAATAAACTAAAAAATAATGATTATAATTATTTTGCCAAAAGAATGAAAACTATAAAACAATCAATAATAACAATTAGAAACTATGAGAATAAAAGAATTAGCCAAAAAGTATAATCTCGGAAAAGATGATTTCTGGCAACATAAACAGTCAAGAAATTGGATACTAACACACGATGCCATTGAAAAAATAGCAACCATTGAAAACATAGAGTTAATAAAATTTGAAATATTAAATACTGAAGTTGACTTTGCAAGGTTTTTAATCACTATGAAAAAAGGCGATAGAAGCATAATTAGTGTTGGCGAGGCATCTGCTAAAAATTGTACTAATAATTATTATGGAGCAATGGCCGAAAAACGCGGGATCGATAGATGCGTTTTAAAATTAATAAAAGCTTACGAGTATGGTATCTATTCAGAAGTTGAAGCTGATGACTTTAAACAAGATAAAAATGGATAATACTTTTGAACAATACTACCTAAACATTTTGCTATCAACAATTGATGAACGCATAATTAAAATTGAAGATGAATGTAAAACATCAATCGAAAAGAAAATAGCATATAAAACTATATTAGAACAAATATCTAAACAATATAACTATGGAAAATAAATTTAAAATTAGATGCTCAGCCATTAATAATATAATGACTAAACCAACTAAAAACAATATTGTATCTGTTGGAGCAAAAACATACTGTAAAAAATGGTTAACAGAACAAATATATAATAGAAAAGAACAAATATCATCTAAGTATATGCTTAAAGGAACAACTGTTGAAGATGAATCAATAAGCTTTATTGCAAAAGAATTAGATTATAAAAAAATAAGAAAAAATTATAAATCTTTTGAAAATGATTTTTTAACAGGAACACCAGATGTTATAACTAAAAATGAAATAATAGAAGTTAAGAGCAGTTGGAATTGTTTTACATTTCCATTGTTAGAAGATGATATACCAACAAAAGTTTATAATTATCAAGCGCAAGGTTATATGCATTTGACAGGCCATAAAAAAGCTAAATTAATATATACTTTAATTGATACACCAAAAGATCTAATTGAAAGCGAATTTTGGAAACAACATAAATCATATCCATCTAATTTTAATGGCGATATACATAGTGCATTTCCTGAGTTTGAAAAAGATTATTTATATAATGATATTAAAGAAAAATATAAGATTAAAATTTATGAAATAGATTATGATGAAACTATTATAGAAACTATAAAAGAAAGAGTTGAAGCTTGTAAAGAATATATTAAAACATTATTAGAAAAAATAAATTAATAAACTATGGATGAAGAAGAAGAAACAAGAGATTTTTTTGATTTAATTGATGAAGCGTACGATCGCCTTGTTGATGAAAGATTAAATAACGGATATTATAATAACAAATGAAGGATAAAGAAATAGAGATTATAAAACAATTAAACAAGCGTTTTAATTCATCTCTTACTTTATCAAGCAATGAGTTTTCATACTATGATGCCTTTAACAAAAAAATTATATTAGAAATAAAAATAAGAAACAAAGTTTATGAAACTAAATTAATACAGGTTGATAAATTTTATAGTTTATTAATGATAGCTGAAGCACAAAATAAAATTCCTTTTTATTTAGTTAAAGATGATGAAGGAGTTTATTTATATAATTTAAAGAAATTAAAAGATCAGTTATTAAATAGCAAAATCAAAAGTATTAAATCGCCTTATCAAACTGAGTTCTTAAAAAATAAAATAATTACAAAATATTTTTATGAATTAAAAAAAAGTCAAATTCATAATTTTTATATATTATAAACCAATAAAAAACAAACAAAATGAAAGTAACAGGAAAAATTGAGAACATTTTAGAAACTCAAACAGGAACAAGTAAAGCTGGAAAAGAATGGAAAAAAACATCTTTTGTAGTTAAAACAGATGATGAATATAACAATCTATATTGCTTTGAAATCTTTGGAGATGAAAAAGTAAATAACTTTTTACAATACAATTCCAAAGGTGATGTAGTTGATGTTGATTTTAATGTAAAAACTAATGAATGGAAAGGTAAATACTTTACTTCTTTAGATGCTTGGAAGATTTTTAAAGCTGATAACAGCAAACAAAAAGAAGATGTAGCAGTTGAAGATGAAGGCGATTTACCCTTTTAAGTATAAAGAAACTATTAAACTATTAAAAGATGCTGGATTTGAATTTAAAAACTATAAAAAAATTGCTGCAGAAAGGGTTAACACCTAAACAAATAGCAAAAAAATATAATGTTAAATATGATACTATTTATAATTTAATAAATAAAAATGAAATAACATTACTATTAATTCAAGGTTATACCATTGTGGAGATATCTAAAAAACTAAACTTAACTTATTCAATATTTAAAAGATATATAAGTAGATGCAAAAAAAATGGATTGCCTGTTTATTTTAATTCTAAATCTGAAGCATACTATAATAATGAAGATGATTATTTAAGGATTCCTGAGTATAATTGGGAATCCTTAAATTACAATGAAATAAGAGCTTATAACAACTATATAGAAAAAAAATAAAGCATACTATGAAAGAACTACCATACTTTAAATTCTGGCCATCACAATGGATCACAGGAAACATTTCCTTTTTAACCTTTGAAGAACAAGGAGCATTTATGAAAGTTTGCTGCTTTTATTGGGCGCAGGATTGCAATCTTAAAACACAACAAGTTAAAAGAATAATACCAGAGAATATATACAATTCTTTATTAGATAATGGATTGATTAAATCAGATGGTGAATACATTATTATAAGCTGGTTAGATGAACAGCTAAAAGAAAGAATAAAAAGGCATAAAACTAATGTAGCTAATGGAAGGAAAGGCGGTAAAATATCTGCTGAATTAAGAGCATCAAACCAAGCGGAGCTTGAGTGTGGCTCAAGGGCGGGGGTTGAGGATGGCTCAAGCATTAAGATAAGAAAAGAAAAGATAATAAAAGAAAAGATAAAAGGGGTTGAAGGGGAAAAAGAATTTACTGATCCAAATCTACGAGTTAATGATGAATTAAAAAACCTTTTAAAGAAATGATTTTAGAAAATAAAGATTCATTGGAATACTTGTATAGGTTTCAAGAAGGTAAAATAAAACTTGGTTTAGGAATAAACACAGAGCTGGATTCTTTTATTAGGTATAAGCAGGGCAATTTCAACGTAATAGTTGGATTGGATAATGTTGGGAAAACAGCGTGGATATTATATTACTTTCTTTGCTTAACTAAACACCATAAGATTAAACACGTTATATGGTCAGGAGAAAACAAAGCTGGACAATTAATTAGAGATTTAATACAAATGTACACAGGTAGAAAATTAAATGAATTAACTAAGGAGGAAATTAGATTTAATAATAATCAAATTAGTAAGTATTTTAAATTTATTGACAATTCTAAAGTATACGACCATAAACAACTATTCGAATTATTTAAAGAATCTGGAGCAGATAATTGTTTAATTGATCCCTTCACAGGAATGAATCACGACAGGCGAATTAATCAGTTTGAACGTAACTATCAGTTCTGTAATGATGTTAGGCAGTTTTGTAATGAAACTAAAAAAACAGTTTACATTAATACTCACCCACAAACAGAAGCGGCAAGGAGAGTTTATCCACCAAAACATTTATTAGAAGGATATGTACAAAATTGTAAAAAATCTGATATTGAAGGAGGCCAAGTGTTTGCGAACAGATGCGACGATTTCATTTCGGTACACCGTTTGCTTAACCACCCTGACTTATGGATGATGACTGAAGTAAGAATAGAAAAAATTAAAGACAAGGAAACTGGAGGACGTTGTACAAATCTTAGTGAACCTTTGCGCTTTAATTACAACTCAGGAATGGGTTTTACAATTGGTGGCATAAACGGATTAAAAACTATAAACTAAAAACTAAAACTATGGATGAATTACAATTACTATTAAATAAAAACGAACTACATATATTGCTTATAAAGGTAATGCACGACATAAACAAGGGTAATCCTC